GGAATATGGGGCAAAGGTTTATTTCCTTGCACCGAAGTTAGACCAGGCGGATTTAGTGTATGATGCCTTTTATCAGATTGTGCAATCAGATGATGAATTAGACAGTATCACAAAAAAACGCCGGAGTGATATTTACATAAAGGCTTTCAATACAAGCGTAAAAAAGATTGCTTTCAACTCTAAGAAATCGGACGGTTTCAACCCTCAATTGGTAGTCAATGACGAAATGGAAGCGTGGCCGGGAGACCAGGGATTGAAGCAATACGAGGTTATGACTTCCGCCCTGGGAGCGAGAAAGCAGCCGTTAATAATATCCATTGCAACCGCCGGATATGCGAATGACGGAATTTTTGATGAATTATTTAAAAGGGCAACGGCATTTCTAAAGGGCAATAGCAGAGAAAAACGGCTTTTGCCTTTTATTTACATGATAGACGATATAGAGAAATGGGATAGCATAGAGGAATTAAAGAAGAGCAACCCAAATTTGGGCGTGTCCGTATCGGCGGAATACTATTTGGAGCAAATAGAGATTGCAAGAAATTCAATCTCGAAAAAGGTTGAGTTTATGACAAAGTTTTGTAACATCAAACAAAATTCAGCCGTGGCATGGTTGGATTATTGGGATGTTATGAAATGCGTACACGAAGAAAAGCCGTTATCCCTGGAAGATTTTAAAGGATGCTA